CCGGTTTTAGTTTTGGATCTCTTTTCCTAGATCCAGGGCAAACCTTAAGCTACAAGTTTAGCAAAAGCAAGTCCACTTTTAACTGACGAAACAAAACCAGAAACATCATCGGGAGTCAACTGAGTTATGGCTTTGTAAGCTGAAGAATAATAAGATTCTGAAGGGGTTCTTAAAGAAGTCTGTAAAACATCTTTAATAGCAGATAACCCATCCATATCTACATGAGAAGCTGTAAGACCAGGAATAGCCTGATTACCAACAGGTATTAGTTCATGATACTTGATGAATTCCCATTCGAATTGAGTTCCTACCTCGGCACCTGTAACAATAATAGCAAGATTAGCATTCTGACCGGTGGCCGGCACTATTTGATGCGATCCAGCGTCATAGTCATAGTCTTGCGGAACAGCAGGTTGGTGACAAACACCAACCCATTGCCTGTTATTAGGATACGGAACGGTGGTCTGATTACTAAAAATTTCACCAGAAGTAGCACCGTTATGCCAAGGGGCGGTAGTAACAGTTCTATAAGTCAGGAACTGCCCACCACGTTTAATTTCGGAACTTATATATCTCATGCGTATAGCACTAGCTACAACTCTACAATTAGTAAGAGCATTGCCTGTGACTTGAGCAGTAGTATAAGGGAATTGATCATCATTAGATGCGACCACACCAGCGGTAGATGTGTCGGTTGTAATACTAGAGGTCACGAAAGAACCATTAGTAAAAATAACAGAAGGACTATCATGTGACTGAGTAATAGCTCCAGCTAAGGCATAACCTAAGCCTTGACTTCCTACAGTCATGATACCCCTGAGCAAAGTAGGGAATTTCCAAGAGGGTAATTCATGTTGATCAGGGGTACAAACATCAGACAATTCCTGAAAAGGATTAGTCAGAGCTTTCAAGTAGTTTTGGGAACAATCAGCTAATCGAAATTTGGTTTGTGGCATGACAATAGATGGAGGACGAACCATCACCTGTCTATTATTCCTACCTTTAACCTTATTGGGATTAGAATTCTTCTTTCTTTTTTGTTTATTTCGAGGACCAGCTTGCATCGAAGGACGATTTTGAGCTGTAATAGCTTTAGAAATATTCATACGGCTTGCGCATTCTTAAAAAGAATGAGGGGTGATATTTAACGACCAAACCGCGGTCAAAGTGTCAATGGAATTAACCATAATCGCATCGAGCGATCTTTACCCACCCATCATGGGTCATGACACAAGGAAAAGGAGCCCTGTCCAATTCGTGTTGCATTTCGAATAGTTCATCCGTAGTCAAATTATATCTTTTAAGGATCTTATGAAACATACAAGCAATGTCAACAGAAATTTGAGGGCCAGTCATTTTTATTTTATGAAAATGTCGATCAATGGCATTAACTTTAATATGTGTTAATTCTCTATATTTCTTAAGAAAAGGGCCTAACAAAGGATAATTGTCAGGAACACAAGAAAAACTCAAAGCTATACCTTTAGCCATTTTAGCATGCGCATCTAAAATGGAATCTTTAGGGAAAACGTTTACAGGATTAGTTATCACTTTACCGAGTTTGATCAACTGAGACGGTAAAGGTAACCAACGATAATGATTTTCTATATCAGGGGTCCACCATCCTTTTAGAAAAGTTGCATAAATTGGATCTTCATGAAAAGTAATTTTAGTTTTAAAACCTAAGTGGTTTTGATTTTCCCATTTCAAAGGTAAACCATCACCAACAACAGCTATAACTGAAGCTATATTTAATATGCAATTTCCAAGAGTAGTATCTGGACCACCAGAGTAACGCTGAACAGGAGCAGGACGCCTTTCTTTAATATCATGTTTCTTATCAACAAAAAAAAGGGGTTGACCAAGTACTTTGTTTAATCAAATCAATAAGTCGAGGTGGAAAACCAAAACTCTTCATAAAACTATACTGAGTTAACAAAGCATGAACCCCTTCTGTTCTATCGTAACTAGAAAAATCATTCTCTATAACGCTAACCACACCATTTTCTTTTAAAATACCAAAATAATCATCACCAGCAACAATTGAATGAAGAACATTAATAGGGCTATCTCTAGCATCAACCCAACAAAAATTAAACCATTTATCGAGACCATTATGATCTAAACCAGAACCTATGGTAAATGTAACTCTAAAAGTATCATGTACATAATAGTCTATGGTTGGGTTAAATACAAATTCTTTCAAATAGGTAATAAATGTATCTATTGCTGTAGCACACATAGCTTGGAGATCAGGATTAACATTCTGAATAACTCTGGGTTTAATATTCATTACGCCTTCTATCATCTTAGGAAATAAAACTTCGTCGGATTTAAGAAAACACTCAACTCGAGTAGAATAAATACCTTCTCTCTTTCTCTCCATAGCATTTGCTGCTCTAGCTTTCTTTGCTGCAGTAGGAAAATGTTGAATCCATTTCTCTGAATTAAGAACTTCATCAAACATCCCTTTATCAACCCGTGGTGTTTTAGAAAACCATGAATGTTGCTTAGAAAGTATAGAGCGAATCATAGACCAATGCTCAAAAAGAACGCACTTGTCAGTATTATTCGGATGCTCACCTCTCTTACACAATTTTTCACAGTCTCCTAATAGCCCATCCATTGGTGCCAAGTTTCTAAGCCGATATGCTAATCGAAACATTTCAGTACCATGAGGGCGAACCATCAAAGCTTTAGTTGCAGTCATAATATATATACCTGTTTTAATATCTTCATCATTCTTTACATCCAAATTTCGGGCTGGTAAAAAATTATCATGGATGGGAACTTCAATAGTGCTTATATCTATACTCATATGAGTTAAATCTCGATAAGCATCTTTGAAATTATCCCATGACTGAGGACTCGTAATGGTTTGGAGTCCCAAATCCTCTTGCTTGATACGAACACATTCATCAGAATTTTCTGGCCCACCTAGCAAAGTGGTTTGATACCTGTCTCTAGAGACATCGTTTTTCCTTCTGTAAAGTAAAAACTTATACAAAATTACTAAACGAGTGGCCCCAAAAGCACCTAGAAATGCCAATAGCGGTATTTTCATAATCTCTTTATAAAATCGTAGAATTGAATCCTTCCTTAAACGAGTCTGAGGAAACAAAAAATTCGCCAAACGCTTGACACCAACGACACAACCAAAAGTTAAAATCATCAGCACAAGACGTTTTAAAGAGAATAACTGAAAACAACCATTAGTAGTCATGGTGTTTTTCATGCTCTTTATCTCATTAGCTCTCCAACCATAGTTAACCACGTTGTCATACAAACTTGTGTGTTCATCAGTAATGTTTTTCCAGAGAATGTAATCAGAAGTGTCTTGAATAACTCTCTCTTTGTCCATAGGCCAAAAAGAAAACAACACTTTATATTTCTCTTCATTCATCATTTCTGCAACTGTATGAGCCACACTAGTGAGAGCAAAAGATTGTCGAGCTGTATAGGTACGTTTACCAATAAATTCTCGAACTATGTCCATATCGACATACATGTCTTTGTTGAAACCAGAAAAAAAACTGGTTCCCCAAAGGTTATGAGTAACCCTGTTTATCCATTGTTTAGCAACATTTTGAGCTGGAATTTTTACTATTCCGTTACGACAGGTCATAAAATGGGCTCGACCTACGTAACCAAAATGATTTGCTATCTTGAGTATATAATACTCTTGAACATTTTCCTTACGAATCCAAGAAATTCCCTCATCACTACTACATGACTCGAAAATTCTTGAGGACAAATATTCTTTATGAGGAACCCAAGGTTCCGTCTTTGGTCCAGGTCTCTGGTAGAGAAATCCTGAATCATGGATAAAGAAAGGTGCCGTATTGAAGTTGACTCCTGCAACGGTGTCAACTCCATAAAATTGCATAACACTCCAAATTCTGCTACAAGGAAGCATAGACAACATGCTGGGAGTAGCATGATAAACGTCTACAATCAACAAGATGTGATTAGAACAAGGAACAACACTGGGATATTGTTCCAACAAACTTGAGTATTCGCAAACATCTTTAGCTGTTATCAAAGGTCGATACCAACTATAGGTGAAAAACTCATCCATCTCTCTATACTTAGGCAACAGAATCTGTCGAATTTTCTTACAAAAAAACAACAGTCTCTTACCACCAAAATAATCTAAAAGATGACAATCAACAGAAGAATTAATGCAATCCTTGATTGCATAAATCACTGCTTTCCTCTCCGCAATTTCTCGCGAAGCAGCGGCAATAGCATGATCATGCTCTCGGTTCATAGTTTTAGGCCGAAACCCAGATTCTACTACGAAAGCTTCACTTGCTTTTACACACTCTAGGGGAGTCGTCCAGAACAGGTCAATAACTCTGCCAAGGATCTCCCTTCGTTTTTCTTGAATTTTATTCATGTCGCCCACAATCAAATTCAC